AACACACTTTGGAAAAGAAGGAGTAGTAACTGCTGGTGGAACAGGTATAGGCGAACTAACAGGTTACACACTTGAAACTACTGCTGATGTTGTTGAGGACACTCAATTATCAGATGCAACTAAATCATTTGTAAGTGGCAGAACATCATTTTCAGGAACTTTAGAAATGAGTTATGATGAAACTGATACTCCACAACAAACATTAACTGCTGGAACTACAATAGCTTTTATTTTAGCACCAGAGGGTAATTCTTCAGGAGATGAAACTTTTACAGGTTCAGGAATTGTTACAGGAATGAGTGTTAATGTTTCTCTAGATGGAATAACTACTAGATCAGTTACATTTCAAGGCACAGGCGGATTAACAAGAGGTACTGTCTAATCCTAATTTATGTCAGTTATTGATAGAGTAAAGACTCATTTTGAAACTCTTAAAACTATTACTATTGAAGTAGAACAGTGGAAAGATGAGCATGGTAATCCGAGTATATTTTATTCTGAACCACTTACCCTTGAAGAAAAAAACATAATCTTTAAAAAGTCTAGTAACTTTCAAGACTTAACTGTTCTTGTTGATTTGCTTGTAATGAAACTCCAAGTCAAAGATGACAAGGGAGAAATGATTAAAGCCTTTGAGCCATTTGATAAACTTGCTTTGAAAAAAAAAGCAGACTCTAATGTTATTTCAAATATTGCTAACCAAATCCTCTTAGATACTAATTACGAGGAAGCCGAAAAAAAGTAAATAGCGACCCTGATGTTAGGTCGCTTTTAATAGTAGCAGATAGATTACACATCACAATCCAAGAAGTTCTTGATATGCCTGTTAGCCATTATAATCTTTGGTTAGCTTACTTGAAAAAAGAACAAATACAGTATAAAACAAAAGATCACTAGCATAAGCAAGGAATTTTAAATAATGGCACAAAGATTAAATATAGACATTGTAGCAAAGGATAAATCAAAACAAGCATTAAATGGTGTCCAAAAATCTTTAGGTAGATTAAAACATTCTGTATTCAATCTTAGAAATGCTTTTTTAGGTTTAGGTGCTGGTTTAGTAATTAGAAATTTAGTTAATACAGGAAAACAATTAGAGAATTTAAGAACTAGATTAAAGTTCTTACTTAAAGATACAAACGAGGGTGCAAAAGCATTTGATAATATGACTAAGTTTGCATCTAAAGTTCCTTTTTCATTAGAGCAAATTCAATCAGGTGCAGGTATTCTTGCAACAGTAACAGATAATGCTAAAGACTTACAAAAAATGTTAGAGATAACAGGTAATGTTGCGGCAGTTACAGGATTAGATTTTAGAACTGCGGCAGAACAAATACAAAGATCATTTAGTGCTGGTATAGGTGCGGCAGATTTATTTAGAGAAAAAGGTGTTAGAAATATGCTTGGCTTTAAAGCTGGTGCAACTGTATCTATTGAAGAAACAGTAAAAGCATTTGAAAAAACATTTGGTAGAGGTGGAAGATTTGGAAATTCAACAGATGAATTAGCAAAAACATTTGAGGGTACTCTTTCAATGATTGGTGATAAAATATTTAATTTTAAAAAAGTATTATTAGAAGCTGGATTTTTTGATGAACTTAAATTTCAATTTGGAAGTTTAGATAAATTCTTATCTAAAAATGCAAAACAATTAGATCAAATAGCAACATCAGTTGGTAAAAATTTAGCACAAGGAATGGTCAAGGTTGTTCAAATTGGTAAAGATTTAATCCCTACACTTCAAGGGATTGGTAGAATTTTAAAAAGTATTGGAGATGGTTTTATGGCTTTACCACCTTTTATACAACAAAGTGGAATTATAGGTGCATTTTTATTTGGTAAAAAAGGTTTAGTAGCCTTAGCAACTGTTAGTGTATTTGTTGATAAAGTGCAAGATTTAATTGAATCTGCACAAGTTAGAATGGGTATTTTTGATATGTCAAATTTAAAAAGTGTTGATGCAAAAATTAAAGATATTAGACAACAAATAAATGAAATAGATTTAGGTAAATCTTTAAAAAATTTTGAGGGAGAAGGTATTGATACATCATTTGAAGATAACAAAATTGCCAAGTTAGAAGATCAATTAGAAATTTTAAAAAAACATAGAGAACAACTTGAGGGTCTAAAAAAAATTCAAATAGAATCAAACCACCACATGTTTGAAATGGCTAATTCACAAAAACAAGTGGCAGAAGAATCAGAAAAAATTACTAAATTCACATCTATATCTAACCAGAAATTGTTTGAAATTGCTAATGCAGGTAAGGAAATAGAAGAAACTTTTAAATCTATGAATGAAACTGCTTTAAAAAATCTTGAAAAGAAATTTGAAAATGTTTCACTTACAATTAAAGAGGGTATTAATTCTGGTATTACAAAAATGTCAGAGGGTCTTGCAAGATCATTAGTATTTGGAGAAAAATTGTTAGTTAATTTTAAAAATATGGCAAGATCATTATTAGCCAATGTATTAAGTGCATTAATAGAAATTGTTGCAAGAAAAGGTGTAGAACTTGCTATTGAAAAAATGATTACTAGAGAAAAACAAAAACAAGCAACTTTAAATGCTGTTAGTGGTGGTAGTTCTTTATTTAGTACGGCTAAATCTTTTTTAGGATTTGCAAAAGGTGGTGCAGTATCTAAAGGACAACCAATCGTAGTTGGAGAACAAGGTGCAGAAATGTTTATACCTAACTCATCAGGCCAAATAACACAATCAGCTAGAGGAACTAATGCTGGTGGAAGTACAACAGTTAATTTTAATATTAACACAGTAGATGCTTCTGGCTTTGAAGAATTATTAGTTAGATCAAGAGGAACTATTACGCAATTAATTAATAACGCAGTTAATGAAAGAGGGAGTAGAAACTTAATATAATGTCAGGTGCTTTTCCAATATCTACTGCTAAATTTGAATCTTTAGGAATAAAGTCTATTCAAAATACTATTATTTCAAAAACTGTATCTGGTAAGAAACTTGCTAGACAAATAGATAATCAAAGATTTAGTTTTTCTGCTAGAATTATTACAGCAAAAAGAAGTGATGTTTATGGCGAACTTATGGCTTTTATAGTTAAGCAAAGATCAGGTAAAGAAAACTTTACAATAATCCCACCAGAAGTAGAAGATGCAAGAGGTAATGTAAGTGGAACTGTTTTAGTAAATGGTGTTCATGCAGTTGCAGATACAACAATTACTGTTGATGCTATGACAGGCACATTAAAAGCTGGAGATTTTATTAAGTTTGCTTCACATAATAAAGTGTATATGGTTGTTGCAGATGTAACAGCAGATGGTTCAAATGAAGCAACAGTTACAATAGAGCCACCTTTACTTGTAGCACTAGCAAATGATTCAGTAGTTACTTATGACAATGTTCCTTTTACTGTACATTTAACAAATGATATTCAAGAGTTTGGAGTAGCTGGTGCAGATAAAGATGGTGCTTTGTTATATCAATTTGAATTTGATGTAGAAGAATCTTTATAGTGAAAAAATATAAAATAACCCACAAGATAACTGCCGACTTTGTTGCTGAAATTATTGTTAATGAAGATGAAATAAATGCTAGTATTAACGATCTTAAAGAATACAAGAAACCTAATAGCAAATTTGATTATACTATGTTAAAAGGTACAGAAAGTGTAACCCAAACTAATTACGAAGAATATGTCGAGAAGCCTAACAACAGCGATAAAGAACGAACTAGCGACTAATGATGTTCGCCCTGTTCATCTTATTACTATAGGCTTTGCTACTCCTGTTAATTTAACAGATTGTTCATTTGATCTAACATCATCAGTTTCAGGCTCATCAGTTACTTATTCATCTAGTGATTTTATTATGGGTATATCTAATCATAGTGAACAAACAGATTTAAGTAAAGCTACTATAAGTTTAGTATTATCAGGTGCAGATCAAACATTTATATCATTAGTTCTAAATGAAAATGTAACAAATGATGAAGTATTCATTTTTAGAGGGTTTTTAAATGATTCTAATATATTAATTGCTGACCCTTTTTTATTATACAAAGGAAATATAGAAAGTTTTGCAATATCTGAATCTGAAAATGCAAGTTCTGTAGAATTGTCAATAGTATCACATTGGGCAGACTTTGAAAAAAAGAATGGTAGAAAAACAAACAATACATCACAACAAAGATTCTTCAGTACAGATGTTGGAATGGATTTTAGTTCTCAAACTTTACTAGATATTAAATGGGGTAGAGAATAATGTTTAATTGGTTTGATAAACTTTTAGTAAAAATAGCAAAAAAGATATTAAATAGATATGCACCTAAAGGCGAATTTATTGCTTACATTAATGAAAAAGAAGAAAAAATATTAAAACAATTAGGTGGATATGGAAAGCCAATCAATGAAACAGGTATTAAATCTTTTATAAGTATAAGTGGTATTGTTAAAAGTGCTACAAATTTTATAACAAAAAAATTACCCTTTTTACAAAACCCTCTTGTCCAATTAGGTGTTACTTTATTCCTATCTTGGGTACTAAGACCAAAAATTCCTGAACAACCTGATTTTGGTAATAATGATTTTGATAATTTTGAAAAAGGATTATTAGTTAATAAACAATCTAATGATGCAAATATTCCTGTAATTTATGGAGAAAGACTTACAGGGGGAACAAGAGTATTCGTAGAAACTTCTGGCACAGATAATACTTATTTGTATATGGCAGTAGTCATGGCAGAAGGAGAGATAAACGATATAGAAGAAATAAAAATAGATGATAAAGCTGTTACTTGGGCAAGTGCTTTGTCAGATGGTACAGAAGTTGAAGTGAATAGTTCTGATAGTAATTTTTATAAAGATTCAGAAAGTTTAATTAGAGTAGAGCCTCATTATGGAACTGATGGGCAATCAGCCTCATCTTTATTATCAACATTATCATCTTGGGGAAGTAATCATAAATTATCTGGTTTATGTTATCTAGCTTTAAGATTTAAGTGGAATCAAGACACATATTCAGGCATCCCAAAAGTACAAGCAAAGATACAAGGTAAAAAAGTTGTTACACTAGCCTCTAATTTATCAGAACAAACTGCATCTTATTCTACTAACCCAGCTTTTTGTTTATTAGATTATCTTAGAAACGAAAGATATGGGAAAGGTATCGCTACTTCTGAAATAGACTTACAATCTTTTTATGATGCTTCACAAGTTTGTGTAACACAAGTAACACCATATTCAGGTGCTAGTGATATAAATATTTTTGATACAAATACTGCATTAGATACATCAAAAAACATTATAGATAATGTTAGAGAACTTATAAAAGGCTGTAGAGGTTATCTTCCTTATAGTGCTGGTAAATATAGTTTAATTATTGAAGCTACAGGAAGTGCAAGTATTACACTAACAGAAGATGATATTATAGGTGGTTATAGTTTATCAACACCAAATAAAAATGAAAAATTTAATAGAGTTATTGTAAGTTTTGTTGACCCAGCAAGAAATTTTCAAGTTAATGAAATTCAGTATCCAGCTATTAACGATAGTGGATATGCAACAGCAGATAAACACGCAACTATGAAAACTGCTGATGGTGGATTTTTATTAGAGGGAAGATTTGATTTTAAAACTATTACATCTCCATATCAAGCAGAGGAGATGGCTGAAATTATACTTAGAAGAAGTAGAGAAGCATTATCTTTAGGTATTACAGTTAGTTTAGATGCTTATGATTTAACCATAGGAGAAATAGTTAATATTACACATTCTTCGTTAGGATTTTCTGCTAAACCTTTTAGAGTTATAGGTATTACTTTTAATGAGGATTTTACAGTAGGATTATCTTTAGTGGAGTACCAAGCAAGTCACTATACATGGGCTTCTAAAACTCAAGCAACAGCAGTACCATCTACTAATTTACCTAATCCATTTACTATCCAACCACCAGCTAGTGTTACTTTAGATGATGAGTTAATTGAATATAATGATGGAACTGTAATTGTGGCTCTAAATGTATCAATAGGTGCTTCTCCTGATAGCTTTGTTGATTATTACCAAGTAGAATACAAATTAAGTACAGAATCAGATTTTATAATTTATGCACAAGGTTCAGGATTAAATCATAGAGTCTTAAATGTAATTGACCAAAAAATTTATGATGTAAGAGTTAAAGCTGTTAATAGTTTAGGTGTATCATCAACTTATGTAACAGCACAAAGAACTATTGTAGGTGCGATTGAGCCACCAGCAGATGTAACAGATTTTGCTTGTAATATTTTAGGACAAGAAGCACATTTAGGTTGGACACAAATACCTGATTTAGATTTAGCTTTTTATCAGATTAGGTATTCAACACTTACAGATGGAACAGGAGATTGGGCAAACTCTGTATCTTTAGTAGAGAAAGTATCAAGACCAGCAACTTCAATTTCTGTACCAGCTAGACAAGGAACTTACTTAATTAAAGCAGTAGATAAACTAGGTAACTTTAGTTCTAACGCAACAGCTATTGTGTCTAATGTTACAGGAGTACAAAACTTTAATGCAATAATTTCTGTATCAGAACACCCTACATTTGCTGGAACTTTAACAGATACAGCAATAGTAGATGATACTTTAAGATTAGATTCATCAGAATTATTTGATTCAGCTTCAGGAAACTTTGATGCAGAAACAACTAGATTTTTTGATTCAGGTGTAACTAATGCAGACTTTAAAGCAACAGGTAATTATTTATTTGCAGATGTAGTTGATATAGGTGCTAAACATACTTGCAGATTAACAGCTACAAGTATGTTTAG